ATTTCAGCCATGATCTCAGTTGACAAGATGTTCGCCAACTCAGTTTCAGCATCAAGACCATGAATTGCTTTCAAGTCTTGTGCTAATTCTAAGCTGTATTCCGCTTTCAACGCACGTGACTTCGCAGTCACAGTTGCTTTTTCAATGGTGAAACCCATTTCGTTGAACGCAGAACCACCTGTAGAACCAAGTGCTTCAGCATCTGCCAATGGCATTGCTGAACCTGCAAGAGCAGTAGTAACAGAGTCAGCAATTGTGCTGTCGCCGTCACCATCAGTTGAAGTACCAAGACCTGAACCGTCTGCTGGCTGTGTGAAGTTTGAGTCACCTGAGTAACCTGTGTTTGCTTCGTTGAACAATGCTTCATCATCTACAGACTGACCATTAGCAGCAGTTTTGTAACGTGAACGCATTGCAAAGATAAGACCTGTTGGTCCTGTCATTGGCTGAACACCACATACGTCATATGCCATTAAGTTTGGCATTGCGCGACGTACAAGTGCGATTAGGATTGGGTTCCAATTAGCAGCTGCACCAGTGTTGTTTGTTGGAGCTGCTTCATTGATCATGCCCTCTTCCATAAGAGCTTTTTCTTGGTTCTCAAGAATTGCTGCTGTTACAGCTCTTCTGTGAGCGTCTTTAATTGAGCCTGCAGATTCTTCATTAAGAACTGGGCTCCACTTTTCGACGAGTTTGTCGTATGCTACTTGCATAATTGGATTACTCCCTATTTGTTTGTCTTAGTGCAGTTAGATATTTTGCCATTGAATCTGTTGCAGTGATTTCTGCTCCGTCATCAACATCAGTTGGATCTAGATCTGCGGACTCGGTTACTGATTTTTTAAAATATGATTCTTTAACGGTAGCAACTTTTTTCGTAAAAGTTTCTTCGTCTTCAAAATCAATATCTTCTACTAGACCTTTTAGTTTTTCAACTTGAGTTTCGGCTAGATCTTTAGAAGCTTCACGAATAACTTTTTCGCGCTTTAGTGTTTCTAATTCTTCAGCCATTTCGATTTGCTTACCAGTAGAGCTGTTAAGTTTCTCTTCAAGTTCTTCAACTGTTTCGGCTAGTTCGTCAACTAGGTCGACTTTAGACTCTGGTACTTCGATGTAAGATTCAGTGAATAGATCTTTCAAGCTATTCATGAATTTTTCTGCGATCTCTGTACGTAGGCCTGATTGGATTGCAACTTTGTTGTCTTCCATCCAGCCTTCTACAACATAGTTCAAATAGTTATCTACTTGATCTACAAGACCTGCTTTAGTAGATTCAATCTCTTCAGCAAGCTCTTCGTTGTACTTTTCTTCAAGGCGATCGATTTCTTCTGCTAGCTTCGATTTGATAGCTGCTTCGAAAATAACACCTGCTTTATCCTTGAACTCTTCGCTTAGAGTTGCTTCATCAGCAATCAATGCATTGAGATCATCAGAAAAATCTGCTTGGTAGTCGATGTCAGCTACTGGCATTTCTACCACTTCGCCTTCTTCTACACCTTCAGCAAACATTTTTCCATATAGTTCTGACATTTCAGCTTTAGTCATTTTTGACATATGCTGGAAAGCAGCATTAATCATGCCAGCTTTCGTGCCAGGAACTGGAGTTGCAGGAGCTTTTTGCATGGCGTCTTTGCCACCTTTATCACCTTTACGTGCCTTAGCATTAGGTCCTTTGTCACCTGCAGCGTCTACAGATGCAACGGACTGAGCCTCAGCATTTTTCGGATCATGAGTTGTTCCTTCCACGACTTCGTTCTCTTCGTCATGGAGTTCTACATCCTGATCTTCTATTTGATTTTCATCAGTCATAGATGACTCCTTTTAAAATTTAGATTTGAGTAACGAGAGGAAATTCTTAAACTCACGAACCTGTGTCTCATAGAGATCAGTACGTGGAGCCTTTTTAATTTCAGTCTCCATTTCTTCAATTGCTCTTCGCTCAATAATGCCGTTGTTCCATACCCACTCAACACCTTCCATTACCCCATTTACGAAAGCGCTAGGTGCGGAGGGATCCTGAACAATATCTACTGCATTGAGTAGAAAGTCGTCTTTAACGACCATTGCGTCATTAGTTCGCTGTAAGCTTCCCATACCACGAGTCGAAACGCCCAGTTGAACACCACCTTCGAGTAGACCTTGTACAATCTTACCCATAGGAGTTTCCAATACTGTGGCTTTTCCCACAACATTGTTACCTGACCAATCCAGGCTTTCAATCTTGTGTGAAACCTTATCCAGATTAACAGTTGGTCCTTCAGGATGATTTAATTCTCCAACCGCACGTCCTTTTTGTACTTGCTCAACATTGTATTTGTTAACAGCATTTTCCATTACAGTACGTGGGTAAATCCGACCATTTCTGTTCTTCTGTTCAGCGGACATAAACACACCTTCAATAGAATACTTTTTAGACCCGTCTTTACGAGCCTCAGTAAGTACTTCTAGATGGTCTTCTGTATATTCCGCTATTAATCTCATTTCATATCCCTATATTGTTTAATAAATGTTTCTCCGGCCTTAAATGCTTCTCGCTCTGTACGATATGCATCAAGTGGATCTCCATCTACATAAGCAACATATTTTCCTTTTTCGTTTGTTACTACTACTTTAATCCCATTAAAGGACCTTGTTTTACCTTTAACTTTTTGTTTCCGTAGAGAGTTAAACCGTTTCATTGTTTCTTCTTACTATTATTTATAATAATTTAAATTTTCACTGTCTAAACTTATGAGAACACGATACGTAGTTTCACGTACATCTCCGCTATGTGTCGTCGTCCTCGTCGTCCTCGTCTCCCATTTCGAGTTCAGCATCATTATCGGGCTCTTGTAAGTCTTCGGTCTCACTTTCTTCATCGGATTGTGCGATATTATCTTCTTCTCCGACATCATCATCCTCGAGATCGAGTTCAAGCTGTTCTTCTTCAGCTCCGTTATAGATTTGATCAGCGAGTTTAATTTTTTCTTGATCTAATGCATCATTTACTCGCTGTGTCATAATTTCACCAAAAATTTCATTGGCTTTATTATAATCTTTATTCAATGCATGTTGGATCATATCAGTTGTCATTGTCATTGTCTTCACTTTCTTTTGGTTCTATTTCACCAGATTGAGTTTCACTTTTTATTTCATTTTTCATTCTCTTAATTTCTTCGTCATCTAATAAGAGGACATGTTTAAATACAAATTCCTTTGAAAAGAATTCTCCAACATATTGTTGCATTTGATCAAGAGTTTGAATTTTTTCTCTAAGTAGTTCTGCGTCTTTTAATTCTGTGAAATGGTTATCACGTACGTAATCAACTACTATGTCATTTTTAATTTTATCCCAATCTTCTTCAGTAATAACACCTTTTAGAATCAATTGAGTTTTAAGAATACCATAAAATAAATGAGCAAATCTACGGCGTAATCTATCAATAAACTTTTGGAATTTCAATTCATCTCTTGAAATCTCAGTAGATCGCCCTAAACTAAATTGTGCTTCTTGTTCCAAACGATTAATTGGAACATTAAGAGATCTGTACATTCTTTTTTGGAAATATATAATGTCATCAATTTGTCCAAGATTTTCACCGCCAGGAAGTGTAGAAATTTCAGTACCTCTTCCACCTTCTCTACGTGGCAACCAAAAATCTTCGAGCAATGATTGATGTTTACGATCATCTCGTATTTCGCCAGTTTTAGCATCGTATACTAGCTTATTACGATACTTAGCCATAATGTCTTTCATATATTGTTCGGATTTACCACGTGGTAAGTTACCAACATCAATATAGAAAATACGTCTTTCAGGTGCTCGAGCTAGTCTATAGATGACTAGTGAGTCTTCCATCATACGCAATTGATTAATAGGCTTAATTGCTTTATGAAGATAAGATACAACCTTTTTACGTGATTCATCAAGTAAACCTGATGTCACATAACTCACTGCATCTAAACTTAATTTCACACCAGCTGTTTGTTGTCCTGGTTTTTCTTGGTAGATATAATATTCATCAACCTTCTCAACTAAGTTTGCTCCAGTTTTAGGATCTTTTTTCTTCTTAATTTGTTTTACTTTACGAATCTTAGCTGAATCAATTGGTCTAATTTCTTGAATACCAGCTTTTAGTTGAGATTCATTAACGACTAAGTGATGATAGATTCTGCCATCGACATACCATCTTTTGAAAATATCGTGACCGTTTTCTTGAAAGTTTAACATAGCAACAATATTATCAAACTCTTCTTTAATAGTTTTCTTAATATTATCTGGTTGCTCTAAGTTATCCAGATTAATATCAATAGGTTGTTCCATTGCACCCCCAGCAATAGATTCTCCTACGATATCTTCAATCGCGGCATCAACTTCTGGATGCATAGAACATCCACGATATTTCATAATAAGTTGATGGTTATCTTTTGAGTCATCACCATCAATATTAAGATATTGACCGTAATGTGTACCTGATGCTGTAACATATCCAGCACCATCATCATCTACTGGTGGCACAATAGACGGAAGCTTCTTCGGATCAGCCGACTTTCTTTTTATTTCAAAACCAAATAGTGTAACACTTCTATCGTTTTCTGCCATTTAAAAATTCCCTAGTATAAATCAGGGCTGGTGTACCAGCCCTGATTACTGTATTTATTTAAGTAGTTGTTGCGGCTTCAAAGTACTGATACGCGAAAGTTGTTGTAAATCTTTCGATATCATCGTTTGTTCCGTAGTTTAGATCGATTGGAGACAAATCAGTAGGGAATGCACCTCTAAAGATGTATTCTTTAATTGATAATCCTTCACGATCTAGTTGTTCTACTTTCAGATCTGCTTCGTAAAGAATAGGAGTTGAAAGACCAGTATTTGCTGAGTGAGCATTCATACCATTCATCCATCTTTCCATTGAATCACGAATTGCGAAATCTGTATCGTTAATAATTGTCACAGTCCATTCTGCGAATGTGCGATCACCAGCCATTTTAAGTTGGCGTCCACGAAATGGAACCACAATAGTACCAAGTGTTGAACCCGGTAATTGCGCTGCTTCGATTAAAAACGAAGTAAGTTCAGCATCCCCACCAGCATAGGCAGGAAAGTTGATTGTTGCTTTAAAAAGATTAGGACGTGCGCCTCCACCTCTTAATTTTGATTTGAAATCATCTACACCTAAAACTGCCATTTTCTATCTCCTTACACTGTGCCTACGACTTCTTCGAAGTCAACACCAGTTCTCACAGCTACGAAGTTTAGAGTGACATAGTTGATAGAACGTGCTGGCTTGATGAAGATGTTTGCAATGAATTCATTACGATCGATTACTGCAGCTGTGTTGTTGGTTTCGTCAGCAACTACACGGAAATCAGTAATACCTCTTCGGCCTTTTACTTCTCTCAACACTGGTTCGATGATGTTCACAAATTCTGCTCTTGTAAATTCGTCGTTGAATTCAAACAGAACTTGCTCAGCCGCTCTTGCAATTGCTCTTTCAAGAACAAGGAAGAGTCTGCGAACGTTGATTCTATCGAACGCTGATGCTCTTGTGAGCATTGTCTTATCACCAAAGAGCAGTGTTCCTTGACCAGGAATATTTGCGATTGGGTTAACACTTGCTTTATAAAGAGTATCACGTTGACCTTTTGTTGGCGAATAAGAAATTGAAGTAATTCCTAGGTATCCACCTCTGCGTGAACCAGCAGGTGAGAACCATGGAGCTCTTTCAATATCTGTTTTTGCCATAAGACCAGCAGTTGAAGATGCCGCTGGAATATGAATATATTGATCATTAAACTTATCATAGACTTTAAGATAGTTATTATCCATTACGTGATAAGAAGATCTTTTGCTTAGCGCGTTTGCTGCAGCAACTGTATCTGTTACGATATTTGCTGTGTTTGTGATATTCACAACTTTATCTCTTGGAGGAGAAGAAGTTACTACACAATCTTTACGAGCTTCAGCAGTAGCTACAAGGTCATTTACTGTGGTAGTCCAAGCATCGCCTGACAAACCAGGTGCAATTAAGAAATCAACTTCGACTTGATCTTTATCTTCAAAGAAATCATGTCCAGTTGAATATTCTGCGGCACCTAAAGCTGCTGAATTTGTCCCATTGCTGAAAGTATGGGAAATAATGCCTGTTACAGCACTTGCAAAATCAGTGTTATCAGTATCTTGAATTACTTCACCAGCACCAGATGTTTTTTGATCTGAATCCCATTGAGCCATATGAACATAAGATGATCTTTGATTAATCACATCTAAAGCGTAATTATTCGTACCATCTGCATTTGTAGCTCCTTTTACCTTTGAAAGGAAAGGATATGTTTCTAATACTGCTCCTTTTGTACCAGTAATTGTTCCTTTATCATCAACAACTACAACATGAATTTCATCATTCGCTGCTGTTCCAGGATTTCCTTCAACATATGATGATGTTGCTGGAGCGCCATCAAAATTGTCTTCATAATCCCAACCATCAAAATCTGCTCCTCTTGCACAAATAGAAACTGCTAAGCTATTTCCAAGTGCTCCTGGATATCTTGCGGCAAATGTAATGTTACCACCGATTCCAGCATCAGAATCAAGAAGTAAGTTGCCTGCACCATCACTGTCTGTACCTAATGCTTGAGTTTGAGTGATGTCACCAAGATTTGCGGCTTGTTCTTCCCAGTTATCAAAGTTTTTGATTAGAACTGTTTGATTTTGGTGATTTGTTGATGCTTCTGCAATTCTCAAAGTATTTTGAGAATCTGAAGAATATTTTGTATTCGTTAATGTTAATGTGGTTCCACCTGTATTCAGGTCACCATCAATTACTTCTCCACCAGTTGTGAGGCTAGCCTTTGTGGTAGAGAATGCGTTAGTTGCGGCTGATGTTACAGCCCTTACCACTTGCATATTACTTGAATATCTCAAGAAATAAGCTGCAGAGTGATAGTCGATGGTATTTGTCTCGTCAGGAGTTGCAAAGGTAGCTGCTAATTCTGTTTCATTAGCAATCTTTGTTCTCTTCTCGACAGGTCCCCATCTAAAATTTCCTACAATCGCGCCAGTAGTTGACTGTACGTTTGGAACGCCACCAGTCAGATCTATTTCTTTGACGACAACCGCTGGAGATTCGGAAGGTGCGCCTAATGCCATATCTGTTCCTCTTCGGTTACTAATTATATGTTCTCATAATACGGTTATCTTCAATTACTATTATTTATATGTT